TGTGGAGAAAAGACCATACCGTCTTTTACAGACTCCAAGAAACTGTACTGTAGGAACTCCAGCTGAGTTCTTGGAATGTCAATGAACAAATGAGTAACGGCAGGGTTAAATGAATGGGCCAGGTCATCACGTTTACCAACTGAAAGACGCTGGCATTTCTTCGGATGTTTAGCCATATAATATTTAATGAACCAAGTTTTCCCGGTATTACCTTGACTGTCTACCACGAACTTGATTTTTCTGTTGCCTGGCTCTCGATCGAGCTGCGACTCGAGTTCTCGTTGCCATCCATTAGGGAGTCCAATTTCTCGTGCAGTCGGTTGATAGAGGATTTCAACGAACTCAAGTACTCGTGAGGAATAGCGGCCGTACAAACTGGGCCACTCGGTGGCAAGTTCGTACTTCGAGGGATAGTGGTCCAGGTCGCTGATCCACTCTTTGAGACGCTCCCAATCGGAGCGCTTGCCTTGCTCTGGGGGAATTTGTCCGAACTCGACAAAATCCCCCTCTTTCTTGCAGTAGTCTGAGGCTTGCTTGTTCGTTCCACGGGCGGTTTCCAGGTGGCATCCTGGAAGGAGGCGCCGAACTGCGTTAAGGCGCTTGTTGGTTTTGAAGACCAAATATCCTTGATTATGGGGAGTTCCTCCTTCCCCAACTTCGTTGGCGATAATTCCATAGACGACATCGTCGGATTGTAGGGTTTGGATTAAAACGTTGCGAGAATCCACGGTGGGATTATTATGCGTGAAGCACCAACGTTTTGATTGAGACATGATGAGATTTTATGGGATGGGATGAAGTGTGCTGGGTAATAATATCCCAGCACACTATTTCTCGCGATGTCATTTCTTTCACCGCAACGAATATCAAAGTTCGTTAATAGGGTCACCCCAAGTCCCATAAGGCGCTCGTTTGAATACTACAACGAGGCGGCAAGTAATACAGATTACTTCGGGCATCCAGATCCATATTACTTTACAAGACCAGGCTTCCTTTCGAACGAGATGGCGATGGTTACACGACCGTTTAAACGTCGTCGCGTCACGGGACCCATGCGCCGGCGCAGGAGATTTAAACGGGTCGTGCGAAGATTTAAACGACGAGGACGTTTTCAAAAACGCGCGGGAAGGTTGGCTTTCGCGAACCCGCGCAGTTCAAAAATTGATGTTAAGTATCGAGTCATGCAAGACGTTTCAAATACAGTCTTGGCACATGGAATTTTAAATCAGTCGTTACCACTCGACGGGATTAATTTCGGGCCGGCTCGAAATGAAAGAGACGGTGACTCTGTTTATATCAAGGGTCTTCGAACAGAGTTTGTTATTTCATGCCGAAATAACGATCAACCATGCTTCTTCAACATTGCATGGGTTGGGGTTAAAGACCAAGGTGCCTTTGATAGTACCACAGGTCAATTAATTTCAGCTCAGCTGGCTAGGGCCTACGGCCCAACAAGGTCTGGGGATTTAGGCGGGACAACAATGAATAGTTTGGCGCTACATCGCGCAGAGTTGAATACTGATGTATTGGCTGTGCTAAAGCACAAGAGATACATGTTGATGGCCGTTGGCCCGACTGGGGGCAATTCCATTCAAAGAGGTTCTACTATTGCCCGGAAGTTTTGGATTCCCGTTAAACGGGAATTTAAATACATATCACAAACGTCGGCAAACTCACGTTCGCCTATGTATGTAATTTGGTGGGTGTCAAGACACAACGCAAATGCAGGTACAGTGCAAGCGACCGTTGCAGAAATTCAAATCAGGACAATGGTGGCGTTTGTAGACAGTAATTAGGGTGTAAGTTCGCTACGCTCATTTTTTTAGAAAGGATCGGGGTTATGTGTGGCCCCGGCGGTGCTCGACGTAGCACTCGGTCAGACAATACATCGGCCCTACCACGGGCCGAAGAGATAGGCCCGTGGTAGGGCCTATCTTTCATCCGAGCCGGTGCCACGTCTCGGGCTTAAGTGTTAGGTTGGTCGTCGAATGGACGAAAGACATCGTAACGGTCACCCGTTAACTTATTATAGTCCGGTTCTTCATTGCAAAACACGACCACATGGACGTCGTGGTCGACAGTTTTGCACGTGCTTTCATATTTAGGAGAAAAGACCA